GCAGCAAATAAAGATGCAGCAAACGCAGCAGCAACAGCAGCAGCCAAAAAAACAAATCCATTAATTTTCCCACCGTCAAGCACAATTGAGCAACAAATTGCTGCAGCAAAGATAAAGCCACCAATGCCAAGTTATACTTTTCCAAAACTTGGTTCATTCTCAAAGGGCGGAATGATTCCTGAATACTTTGCTCTAGGTGGGTTTGCCAAGGGTACAGATACTGTGCCAGCAATGCTTACCCCTGGAGAGTTTATAATGAGCAAGTACGCTGTAGACTCCTACGGGGTAGACAATATGAGAAAAATTAATCAGGGTGATTCTTTAGGCGGGGCAGTGTATAATAATACATATACATTAACTGTTAATGCTAAGACAAATGCTAATCCAAATGAAATTGCACAGGCAGTAATGTCAACAATCAAGCAAGTAGATGATAGAAGAATTCGGGGGGTAAACATAAATGGTCGATGATCCAAGATTCACCTATATGCAAAGCCGTAAGAAGTATAACAGACCAAGTGGAATGCTGTGGTCTGAGAACTCTGGTACCCTGATTAATGGTTTGTATATCCCATACGGCCTAGAGGTTGGAGCAGATCCTGCAGATGTTACAGATCCAGAACTTCTAGACCAGTTCCTAATGCTAACAGATGACAATAGAGGACCTTTAGATTTTTCTGATGAGCGTATTGAAAAGCGTGAAAGAATGATTAATGGAAGAATGAGGTCTTATCATATTGCAGATAAGATGAAGATAAATACTGCATGGTCAATGATCCCATCACGATCTCATGCGAATGTTCCAAGTTTTAACCAAGAGACAGGTCTATCTCCATACAAGTCGTACACCACAGATGGTGGTGCAGGTGGTGCTGATATGCTTGAATGGTATGACGCACACAAGGGGCCATTTTGGGTATTTCTTGCTTATGATCGAAAGGGAATTTTCAAGGGAACAGAAGCACCCTATGACCACCTTAGACAGTACAACCAACTTATTGAGATGTATATTTCTGAGTTTTCCTATTCTGTTGAAAAAAGAGGCCCCAACTTTGATTATTGGAATGTCTCGGTTTCTCTGGAAGAGGTATAATGTTTGAGGATAAGGACTTACAAAATTTCTTAGAGACATCTGCAACTGTAAGAAATAAGTCAATAATTACTGCTGAATGGAATATGAATATTCCAACAAACATAAGCCATATTGGTAACTACAGATATAGACCAACTCAGCAGGGATCTATCTATTCATCTTTGCCAACAAGTTTTGATATTAACGATGCAGGAAATTTCTATACAGGGGCAACAGATGCAGATGTTGTTGTTGATGGAACATTTGACAACCAAGATACCCCTACATCGCTTCTAAGCAAAAAAGAAAAACTTAAGACTCTATATTCTTTAGAGGATTGCTTTGGCCAGTTTAGACCAAGATCTGGAATCAACAAGGCTACATTTTTTGAAAATGGAAAACTGCACCACCCAAACCTTGTTATGGCAGATCGACCAAGATACTATATGCCAGATAAAAATGATGTGTTTAAGTATTGGACTTCCTACAGAACAGAGGCTGGCCAGGAATACGGTATATCATCCAAGGTTCGTGGATCTCAATATTCAATAGAAGATGCTTGTCCATTTGTTGTTTACAAAGAAAAAATTCCAGTAAACAGGGTTGTAGTAAAAATGCAAACACATACTGGAACAGAAAACCTTGGGCCATTTTCTTCTCCTACGGGTTCATTTGCAGACCCGTTCTACGGCGAACTAAATCAAAAAACTCCTAATAAGTGGAAGATCCAGTTACTAAAAAATGGTAATTGGGAGAATGTAATATCTTTTGATCCAGCACTTAGACGAAGAGATGGGTCACCTGTAATTCAGAGTGACGGATATGTTGAAATAGCATACGGACTAATAGTTCCAGAAGAGTGGAGAGCCAACTTTGTATTAGCAGAGACATATACTAGTGAGGCGCTACTTCCAGAAAAATCTGTTGTTGGATATGCGTATTTAATCAAGCCAAATGAAAATGATATAGGAGAGTATCACATTTGGGACGGCTACGAATATGTGGTTAAAACTCCAAAGTATGGCTGGTATATACAAGATGAGACCGTAGACAGACTTACAAACTTTGTAACGGATGTAACATCTCCAAGCATGTTTGTCAGACCTCTTGATGGAAAGTCACAGTTTAGAGAGTTTGAATATATAACTGGAATTAGAGTTGTTGTTGAAACAATGAATGTAAAAGATGCAACCTTTGATCTTATAGAAATATCTCCACGATTAGTTCTTAATGTTTCTGACAAAACCCTGGACTATTCAGTAACCAAGAGCGCTTCTGACCTAGGAGTATCTGGGCTGCCAGTAGGACAGTTGTTAGCATCAAATGGTCAAATAAACTTGTTTGATCATGATAATGGATTTAACACAAACAATAAAGATAGTATAATCTCTAACTATGTTTCACGACATGTTCAGTTTAAGTTTTATGAGGTCATAGTAGATGTTAATGGATGGGATTACTACGTTCCAATAAAAACTCTTTATTCTGATGCATTTCCAAAGCAAGACTTAATGACAAAGCGTGTGTCAATATCTCTTAGAGATATGTACTGGTATCTAGAATCTTTGACTGCACCAGAACTGCTTTTGACCGAAGTGTCCCTTAGTTCTGCAGTATCGATACTACTAGATAGTATTGGCTTTTCTAACTATACATTTAAAAGAGTTGCCGATGAAAAGGAATTAATAATTCCATACTTCTTTGTTTCCCCAGATAAAAGTGTTGCACAAATCCTACAGGACTTGGCGGTATCAACACAAACAGCAATGTTCTTTGATGAGTACAACAACTTTGTTATGATGAGCAAAAACTATATAATGCCAACAGCAGCGCAAAGACCTACTAACTTTGCCTTGCAAGGAACAAAAGATTTTGTAAATGATGCCGAAATAAAAAACAAAACCAGCAAGCCTAAACTAGCGAATATTATATCGATTTCAAGCCAAGACAAATCTGTTTATAATGATGGTGTAATTAATTACACAGTTAGACATATACAAAGATCAACTGGCTCACTCAAGCAGGCAAGTTTAGTTGATAACGAAAGATACTATACATACAAGCCAGCACTCCTCTGGGAAGTTTCTGGAACAGAAAATACAAAGTCTATCAACAATGAAGTTGGAACACAGTCATCGTATGTTCTGAGCGCTATCCCACTAAACTCTGATCTATCTGCAGATGTTCCAACGGTAAAAAATAATGTTGTTATTAACAATACCTTTAGCCTTGGTGAAGCAGCATACTGGATTACAAGATATAACGGATATTTTTATTCACAGGGAGAGATAATAAAGTACGATGCTGTTCAGTACAATGTATCTGGTTTTGGAAATGTTTGGATAACATCTGTTGAAGACTACCAAAACTACTTTGCAAAACTACCATTTAACGGAAAGATTTATCCAACGGGATTAGTTAGAATATACTCAGAGCCAAAATATTTTGAGAAAGATGGAGTCATAAAATTACAGAATGGCGATGTGCAAAAGCATGGCCGTGGCCAGTTCGGAACACAGGTTGTAGCGCACAGCGCTGGAATTTCGAATTACTGGAAGTCTGACGACAATGTAAAGGGATGCCACATGTCATCAGAATATCTTTTTGATAAGTCTTTGACATTGCCAGCAACATCTGTTGCATCTGCTGGAAAGACAACAGCAAATGGTGCATCATCAGATGCGTTGGCAAGGACGTCATCACGAAGTGGCATTATTAAAAACTTTATGTCAACATCCTTTTTAGGAGAGATTGCAACATCAACACCTGTACAAAGTGGCACTCTGCAGTCATCTGCTCTATCTCTTACTGGACCAAACTTTACAACTAAAGAAAAGCCAAGAGACTTTATATCATATGTTCACAAGTCATTAGAAGATAACAAGTATAGACACTTCGGCACACGCATGAGACTAGTAGGAAAGATTGAAAGCAATGAGGACAGAGGACAAACATCCAATGGATCTTCAACTTACTATGTTGTTCAGGGCAGCACACCAGACAAAAACATTAACATCTCTGGTGGCTCTGGAGGTATTGCTGTAATGCTAAACCCAACAACAAATGTAGGGTATTACTTTGAAATTGCAGCACTGGGAGTAGGAAATCTATCTGAAAAAGAAAGAGAGAGCGTTAACAATGTTTTCTTCTATAAAATTAAGTCTCAGTCAGGAAAGGCTATACCAGTAAAACTTTGGGAAGGCTTAGGCCAGATAACTGTTGATGATGGAAAATTTACAGGCCAGTCACGCATTGTTGCTGAAGAAAATCCGACGGTATATGATCTTGCAGTTGAATATGAGCAAATAGGAAAGGTTAGAAGATTCTATCTGTATATCAATGGAAGACTAATAAAGACTGTTGATGACAATGACCCCCTACCAATATACTCAGGTATAGCACTATTCTCTCGTGGATCCTCAAGAGCAATGTTTGAAAATGTGTATGCTCTTTGCAATAACTACTCACAAAATACAGCATTTTCGTTGGGTGCCCCAGTCAACTCTGTGTTTGGAGATTCGGATGTGGATGCTAATGAGTCATTCAGAAAGTATGCTCTCAGTGGTTTAATCCAAAATACTTATCTGTCTGGTATCAGTGCATCAGAGCCACCAAGATACAACGTATACTTTGAAGAGTTTGGAAGTATAATGCGTGAGGCAGCGACATTTAACATTAAGTACGATAAAGCATTTCCAGCACTAACAGCAAAAATATCTCCAACCTTTAATAAGATAAAGGGGTATGTAGTTTCTGGTTTTAGAGCAGGATCGTATGGAGCAGAGTTTATTATTTTTAATTCAACAGATACTGCAATCAGTCTTGATGAGACAACTGGAAACTATTTAAGAATCCAGGGCATCACTTTTACTCAGCAGTCCAGTAATAAACTTACAGTAGATGAGTATTTTGATAAAAATAGCAATCTGTCTAACCCACAATTTATTGCAGATACTCTTATATCTAATCCTTATAAGTTTAAAAAAGATTACCAAGATATAAAACTTAGCAGAATGACATATGGAAAACAGGACTTCACCTTGGATGCCCAGTATATTCAGTCGTACGATGATGCTAATGGATTGATGAAATGGCTAATTGAAAAAGTAACAAAGCCAAGAAGATCTGTCGGAGTTAGAATTTTTGCAATTCCAACAATTCAACTTGGAGACATAGTTAGCCTTGACTATCAAGAGAATGGTATAAATATGGTGACTAACCCATCAAATAGATTTGTTGTTTATAATATTGACTATTCTAAAACTTCAGACGGACCCGAAATGACAGTATTCTTAAGTGAGGTAGTTTAATGTCAGTTAACCCAACACCATATATTCCAAGCGCCCAATTTAATGCTAATGATAAATCAGTAAAGATTGCAACCCCTGATCTGATATTACAAGATGAAGAGTCTATGTCTATTGACATAATGACTGATCTTATATTTGAAAATATTGGTGGGCATGAGTTAGCAACAATATCTAGACACGACCTTGTTAATGGTCAAAAAATTGTTTATGCGCCAATTAAAAATCTGACAGATCTATACTTGCAATATAATCCAAACAACATACTAAGACTGCAGTCTTCTGATTCATTTTTTAAGTCTCTATCTTTGTCGATCCTAGACCACCTACCAGAGTGCGGTACTGGATATGACCTAGTGGGGGACCAGGAGGATTTAACAGAAAGAACCAAGGTCCCAAACTGCAAGTCTGTATACATCGATCCAATAACTGGAGACCTTGTAATTAATTTAATTAACACAAAAGATGGCGAGCAGGTTGAGGTTCAGATATTGACCAGCGGAGACGTTTTTAGTGATACAATATACGATGGAGGAAATTAAATGATAACCAATACAGGCAAAAATATTTTAGCCAAATACCTTGTGGGACAAACACCCTCCTACGCTTCACATATTGCAGTCGGCTGTGGGCCTAAGCCAGTTACTCTAGATTTTGATTTTAACGCATCAGAAAACTCTGCATACTTAGAGGCTATGAAAAACAAGAAGACTCTTGACTTTGAGATGTTCCGTGTGCCAGTCGTTTCTCGTGGCTTTGTAAATGAAGATGGCGTTTCGAAGATTGTTTTGACGGCAGAACTTCCAACACAAGAAAGATATGAAATTACAGAGGTCGGAATATTCTCTGCTGCATCAAACCCTGCAGCAGGTGCATTTGACAGCAAGAATGTATACTCTTTTTCTGACTCCGAAGGCTGGAAGTATTCTTCCCAGGGTAGCGAAATCCCATCAATCTATGAGCCATTAGACGATAAGGTTGTAATAATAATAAATGCAGTGGCATCTGGTACAACAATAACGTACACAACTGATGCACCACATGGTCTTTCCGTTGGCACAACTATATCAATATCTGAGATTTCTCCAACAGTATTTAATTTATCAAGCATTAATGTTGCAACAGTGCCAAGTTCAACATCTTTTACGGTAGTTGCGCCAACCAGCGTAACAGGTACATTTGTCTCATCTGGATATTTGATCAATGATGTTGAGACTAATATTATTAATCAGGTTTACCCAGTATTTCAAACAAATGCTGACAATAAGGTTTTTACAAACTCGAATAGAGTAAGTAGAAACGAAAGATGTAGATTTTTGAATAATATTTTTGCAATATCTGGGGACAACTCAACAATAACTGCAGACTCTCAGGGAGCACTCAATGTTTCGTCTGGATCTAACTTTATTCAACTTAGTGATACTGCAATTGACTTTAGTAAAAATTCTCCAGCAGATGAGTTAAGGCTTGCATTTTCAGTAGTTAGCAGAGTGGGAAACTCTGTAAGTGTCCCAGACTCTGTAAAAATAATCATAGAGTTTTCATCTAGCGGAACATTTAAAACTGGGACGTGGGCAACGTTTGAGTCTGTCGTTACAGGTGATTTCTCTAATCGTTATTTTGTTGTAAGCAAGCAACTACAAGATCTAAAGAAGAGTACAAACTTTTCTTGGTCAGAAGTTGATACTGTTAGAATATATGCTTCAGTAGAAAAGGACAGTGCTCCTACATCAGACTTTTATGTTTGCCTAGATGGTGTTAGACTTGAAAATGTAACATCCACAAACTCAGTGTATGGTTTAACTGGATACTCTGTTATTAGAAATGCCGATTCCAAGCCAGTTATCAAGTCTGCAAATACGACAAATTATTTAGAATTTAGATTCGCTATGGATGTGTTATAGTGGCAGATGCTGGAATAAAAAATGTTATCGTAAAAAAGGATGCTTTGGGAAAGGTAACATCAAGCAATGGTAGAGTGGTTAGATTCAGACTTGTGGCAGAAGACAAGAACCGAAAGTCTGCCTGGTCACAAATATTTATAGTTGACTCAGAGGCAGTTTTAGTTCTACCAGGAGATACTAACGTTGTTGGTAATACTATTCTAGTTAATTGGTCAAATGGGTCAAACCCTGCAGCACAAACAAACTTTGACATATTTGCTGGATTTGATGGCCAAGATCCTGTATATGTAGGAACATCTAATAATACTAGTTATTCTTTTCTTAAAAATGGCACGGTATCTGTGAGGGTTATTGTTCAGGTTTCATCAATAAAACCAGTAATAAGGGAATCAATCTTGGTTTATGATTCTGGAGTAAGGTCTCTGGTATAATTATAATATGGCTATTTTACCTGTACCAGAAAGAGGACAACCACTAGATGTGACATACATCTATCAGATTGTTAAGGCTATTAATGATCTATCTGTGCAGATTTCTCCATCAACATATAAGTATGTAACAGTAGATACACCGACATCAGGCAAGCAAAGCGTAAAGGCTTCAGAGGCACGTATAATAGGCGGATACGTACAGGTTACAACAAGTACCACACAGACAGCGGGAGCGTCTCAGCCATTCTCCTATGACTTCCCAAGTGACTTTAAATTTGCACCAGTGGTTACTGCAACACCAATTAACATAGGTAATACAGATGCTGGAAAAGATGTAACAGTAACACTCAAGAGTGTTTCGACATCTAGAGTAGAAGGAACAGTTAAGTTCAACGCTGGAGGAGACACAAGCATTGGAATTAACCTAATAGTAGTTGGAATACCAAACTAATGATATTATGTAAAAAATGTAAAGGAAGAATGTTCATAGATAGGCAGTACACAGAAATAAATAATCTAGAACTATATTGTATAACCTGTGGAGCAAGAAAGTTTTTTCATCCACCTAGTAATTCTCAGGAGGGCCAGTGGCTATTAAAAAGGGAACAATTGAGAGCGAAAAGTACAATGAGTCACCTGTAATACAGGGTAACAAGAAAGTTTGGTTTCTTAATGGAGACCTAGTTAGAATACATCACTACAACCATTCGAATGGAATCATGTCTGTTTATAATATAAACAAAGATCAAATTGAAAGTTGCTTGATTAGTGAGTTTAAGAATAAAAGAGAACGAGCCTACACAGTAGGTCAAACTGCAGAACTGGTTAATCGTCATAAAAAATATATGCCATCACTAATGAAGCGCGGGATTATACCATTTCCAACAGGATCACAAAAGGGTGGTGCAAGAGGTTTTCAAGTTAGGTCTTACTACTCAGAATCTCAGGTAAGGGCAATTCGTGATATACTTGCTTCATACCATATTGGTAGACCAAGAAAAGACAAGTTAATAACTAACGATATTACGCCTAGTAAACAAGAGTTGACACGAAGAATGGGCGATGGTATACTTACATATACGAGAACTGAAGATGGACGGTTTGTTCCAATTTGGAATGAATCTATTTAACGAAGGGTATAAAATGGAAAACGAAGACACAAAGGTATCGGTTACACTTGGATACACACTTAATCTAGGAAACTTTCAATCGCTAAGACTTGACTTGGGTATTGTTGACTCAAGACGTAATGGAGAAACTCCAGATCAGGCCTTTGAGCGTGTTTATAAGTTTGTAGAAGACAAACTAACAGCAAAGATTTTGGAAGCCCAATCGGAGGCTGCTGAGGGATAATGGCTGAACGCAAAGACCGCATGGCTTTGCTTTCAAGATACAGCAAGTATCATACCGCAAGGTACGAATCAAAGCCATCCCTTAATTTAAATGTAGAGCAGTGGGCTTCAGATGCCCTTGTAGAGTCATACACACTGCCAGGATGCTACGATATACTTGAGTATTACTTTTCAGTTGCAGAGAATCCATCCTGGAACTACTTTGCATACAACGCAGAAAAAATATTGCAGGCACAAAAAGACAAAGTTAAAGATGATGATGAGAGAGCAGAGCGCAGACGAATGGCAAAGGAGTGGCTAAGTGAATAACACAGAAGCAAAATTACTTACGGCTGTTTTAAATGATAAGCAAATTCACGTACTTCTTCAGGCAAATGTCGATAATCTTTTAAGAACTCATGGAGATATCTGGAACTTTGTTAGACTATACTTTGAGAATAACTCAACACTGCCTCCAGCAGAACTTGTTACGGAAAAGTTTAGAGACTTTGAACCAGTCGCTGGCGTTGGTGCAACAAAGCATCATCTTGAGGAACTCCAGGGAGAGTATCTAACAGATAGCCTAAAGGATATTATTAGATCTGCAGCAAGCGAGATTCAGAATAATAATGGAACTGGTGCACTTAATGAATTAATTACAAAGACATCAGAATTAAAAAAGAACACAGCAGCAATTCGTGACATTGATGTTACAGATCTTGAGTCTGCTATCGCATACTTTGAGAATGTAAAAAAGCAGCAGTCACTTGGGCTATCTGGAATTAAAACAGGGTTGCCAGGTTTTGACAATTATCTTCCTTCAGGAATTATGCCAGGACAACTTGGAGTATTCCTTGCTTACCCAGGAATTGGTAAGTCTTGGCTTGCTCTTTATTTTGCAGTGCAAGCATGGAAGCAAGGAAAGAGTCCCATGGTAATCTCACTTGAAATGAGTGAGACAGAAGTTCGTAACCGTGTATTTACAATTATGGGAGAGGGCCGTTGGTCACACCGCAAGATAAGCAATGGCGATATTGAAATTGATATGCTCAAGGATTGGCATGCAAATAACCTTGCAGGAAAGCCAGAGTTTCATATCATATCAAATGACCAGGGTGGAGAAATCAACCCATCAGTTCTTCGTGGAAAGATCGACCAGTACAAGCCAGACTTTGTGATCGTGGATTACCTTCAGTTGATGGCTCCTAATCAGAAGTCAGATAATGAAACGGTGCGAATGAAGAACCTTTCACGAGAACTTAAACTAATGGCTATTGGTGAAGAGGTTCCTATCATTGCTATTTCATCTGCAACACCAGATGATGTTAATGACCTGTCTACAGTCCCTACACTGGGTCAGACAGCATGGTCTAGACAGATTGCTTATGATGCTGACTGGGTGCTTGCACTAGGTCGTGGGACCAACAGTGACATCATTGAGTGTGCATTTAGAAAGAACCGTAACGGGTTTATGGGTGACTTCTTGGTACAGTGTGACTTTGATAAAGGATACTACAGGTACAAGGACTTTGAAGATAAGTAGTTATAATATGGTATGTCGGAAAACAAGAAGAATTTACCACCAACCTTCTACCATCATAAGCCTATCAAAAGGTTTTATCTTGATGGCATAATTTACGACGACTCAATGATCGGAAGACTCAAGGAAGAGTATATAAGATTATTGACTACAGAAATGAAACTTAGTGGATATGTTCCAAGAATTGATCTTGACCCAGACTTCACTATAAGGTATAATGAGATAAAGAACTTTTTTGAATTTGAACTATCGGTACAAGCAGTCTACGCAGGGAAAAGGAAGAGCACATGGATCGCAGGAATAGACGGAACCAATCCAATCTTTATTCCGCAGAACAAGTCAAGCGAGTCCTTACAGGATCGGGTATAACAGTAGAGTCTGAACTTGATGCAGACTTCATGATTTTTTGTCCATTTCACAATAACCATAGAACACCAGCAGGAGAAGTACAAAAGGATAGCGGAATGTTTTTCTGTTTTTCTTGTCAAAAATCTGCAGACTTAATAGAACTAGTTATGCATACTTCTGGAAGAACATATTTTGAATCTGCAAGGTTTATCAAGAGCAAAGAAAAGGTAAGCAATCTTGCCGTAGAAATTGACAAGGTGTTGGTAAAAGAAGAACAGTACAAAACTTTTGATGAACTAATCATTAAAAGATTGCACAATAATCTTATTGCATCTGAAAGAGCAAGAAATTATTTTACATATAGAAAAATTGAAAAGGCTTCTTGCATAAAGTTTGCACTAGGGTATTCAGAAAAGCAGGATATGGTTACTGTTCCAGTTCATAGTCCAGATGGCATACCTCTAGGCTTCGTTGGGAGATCCATTGAGGGCAAAGATTTTAAGAATACTCCAGGACTTCCAAAAAGCAAAACTCTATTTAACTTGCATAGAGTCAAGAAGTCTGATAGAGTATATGTAGTGGAGTCTTCATTTGATGCAATTAGGCTTGATCAGGTAGGACTTCCAGCAGTAGCAACGCTTGGTGCAAACGTATCAAGCACACAAATAGAATTGCTTCAGAAGTATTTCAACAACATTATTGTTGTTGCTGATAACGATGAAGCAGGAGGAAACATGAAAGATAGAATAGTTGAGAAACTTTCTAGTCGTGTTTCTGTTATCAAACTAAGCAATAAATATAAAGACATAGGTGATATGCCAGACGAAGAACTTGCAGGTTTAGAGTTCCAGTTTGACAAATCAATATCACTTATGCTAAACTAATACAACAAACAAAGGAGAATAATATGAGCGTAGTAAAGGGACTCAAGAACATCAATGCCCTGCTCGACAAGCCAAAGTACGAAAACGACGGGCCAAAGGTAAAGTGGCTAAAACTTGCAGACGGTCAATCAGTAAAGATCCGTTTCATTGAAGAACTCGATGAAGATTCTGCAAACTATAATGAAAAGCGTGGACTAGCACTTGTTGTTAAGGAGCACGTAAATCCAAAGGACTACAAGCGCAAGGCTGTAGACACAATGGAATCAGAAGGCCGTGACTGGGCAGAAGAAATGCACCGCAAGGATCCAAAGGCAGGATGGCGTGGCCGTCTTCGTTTTTATTGCAACGTGCTAGTTGACGACGGAATTGAAGCACCTTATGTTGCAATCTGGTCAATGGGTATCAGCAAGCAGTCATCATTCAATACAATTCGTGAGTATGCACTTGAAACAGGTAGCATCTCAAACGTAATCTGGAAGTTGAAGCGTAATGGTCAGGGAACTGAAACCAATTACACACTTATTCCATCAGCACCAGACAAGGAACCATTTGATTGGAAGGACATCGAGCCTTATCCTCTTGAGTCAGCGCTTAAGAAGATTCCTTATGCCGAGCAAGAAGCATACTATTTGGGCTTTGATGGCCCATCTGTAACTTCATCTACCAACGCAGATTGGTAATATGAACTACGTCGGCTTACATGTCCATACCCATTTTAGTTTATTTGATGGGATTGCTACTCCAGAAGAATACGTGAACCGTGCAGTTGAGTTAGGGATGCCAGCAATTGCCATCACTGACCACGGTACTTTATCTGGGCATAGGGAACTGCACCGTATTGCAAAAGCAAAGGGCATAAAGCCAATTCTTGGGCTAGAGGGATACATGTGTGCAGACATATCTGATACACGAGATAAGTCTGAAAGAGAAGGTCAGCAAGATCTTGTCTATAACCACATTATCCTTCTAGCCAAGAATCAAATTGGCTTAGAAAATCTAAATAAGATTAGCGAACTATCCTGGACAGATGGTTTCTTTAAGAAGCCACGATTTGACTTTGAGATATTAGAAAAATATAAAGAGGGAATTATCGTTTCTTCTGCTTGTCCAAGTAGCGTTTTAGTTAAGGCACTTGAAGAAGAAGAGTTTGCACTTGCCAAGAAGTATCTGTCTTGGTTTAAGGAGCGCTTTGGTGATGACTATTATGTTGAGGTAATGCCTCACAATGAAGCACACATTAATAAGTATCTTATAGAACTAGCAGACGAGTTTGGTATTAAGGTTATTGTTACACCAGACTGCCACCATGTTGATCCATCACAAAAAGAAGTTCAAGAGTTTAAGTTGCTCATGAATACACACGGCAAGTTCGTAAAAGATGCAACATACGAAAAGTCAAAGAAGAAGGGCAGCATGATGGAGCGCCTTGACTATCTTTATGGCGAAGACCGTCAGATTACATTCAACAAGTTTGATATCCACCTCCTGTCATATGAAGAGATTAAAGCAGCCATGGAAGCGCAGGGTATTGATCGACCAGACATCTATTCAAACACACTCCTATTAGCAGAGACAGTAGGAGACTATGGCATTCAAGAGTCATTAAACCTACTTCCAGTTCAGTATAAGAGCCCTGACAAGGAACTTGCAAAGGTTGCTCTTGAAGGTTTGGCAGAGCGAGGTTTGGCAGAGAACCAAGAATACCTTGATAGACTTGAAGAAGAATTGCAAATTATTAAAGACAAGAAGTTTGCGCCATACTTCCTTGTTGTAAGTAACATG